GTTGATCCGCTTCGCGCGTGATCCTCAGCAGCTCTACAACTATTACAAGACCGCTCAGGCCGAAGCGGTAATGCTGGCCCCGAAGGCTCCGTTCATCGGCGTCGAAGGGCAGTTCGAAGGGCACGAAAACAAGTGGCAGACAGCAAACCTGATCAACTATGCCTATCTGGAGTACAGACCGGTCAGCCTGAACGGGCAACCCGCGCCGCCGCCGCAGCGGAACACCTATGAGCCGCCAATTCAGGCGCTCTCGATCGGCGCGATGCAATCGGCGGATGACATCAAAGCGACGACAGCGATCTTCGACGCCTCGCTCGGAGCCCGTTCCAATGAGACATCGGGCGTCGCGATTCTACAGCGCCAGCGCGAGGGCGACACCGCCAACTTCCACTTCCTCGACAACCTTTCGCGCGCCCAGAAACATGTAGGCAGGATACTTCTCGACCTGATTCCGAAGATCTACGACACCGACCGATGGATCCGCATCCTGGGCGAGGATCAGAAGCAGCGCGTGGTGCGGGTGAATGCGGCTTATCAGGACGAGGATGGCCGGCAGCGAGAGTACAATCTGTCGGCAGGCAAGTACGACGTGACGGTCTCGACGGGACCGAGCTATGCCACCAAGCGTCAGGAAGCCTTCGCGATGCTGACGGAGTTCGCGCGGTCATGGCCACAGTTGTTCCAGATCGCTGGCGATATTGTCTTCCGCAACTCGGATATTCCGGGGGCCGACGAACTGGCCGACCGCATCAGGAAGACGCTGCCGCCGCAGCTTGCCGCGGCAGAGGAAGAGCCGCAGCAGTTGTCACCGCAGGCGCAAGCGCAACTTCAGGCCCTCGCCACGCAGAACGAGCAACTCACCCAGGAACTGAATCGCGTGAGCCAGGAACTCCAGACGAGACGCCTGGAGGTCGAGAGCCGCGAGCGGATCGCGGCGCTTCAGACGCAGGCTCGTTTGATCGAGACAGAGGCCAAGCTCGGCAGCTCTGAGGCGCTCGCGCTGCTGCGGGAAGAAATCGCCGCGATCGGCAGACGGCTTGAATTGCTCAACGCCTCTCAGCCGGTGGCCGGCGAGCCATTAGCAGGGGAGCCACCCGAGCTGGAGGGCCAGGGAGCCGCGGAGCCCCCATCGATACCTTTAACCACGTAGGGAGAAATCAATGCCAGCGACTTTCGAGTTAGGGCCGAGCCAAATGCAATGGCCGGCCATCCATGCAGCCTCGATTACCCCGAACGACTCGGCCGACCTGGCCGCGAATACCCGAGGGATCTACGTGGGCACCGGTGGTGACCTGCGCGTCACCATGGCCGGCGGCCAGACAATCACTTTCAAGAGTCTCACGGGGGGCATGGTGCATCCTTTCTGCACCACGCGTGTCTGGGCCACCGGCACGACGGCTAGCGACATCGTGGGAGTGTATTGAGCCGTGATCAGTATCGGAATCGGCGTGACCCACGGCCAGGACGCCAAAGGTCTTCCGCTCGCGGGGCTCGTCTCTGCGTGGAACCTCCGGCAAGTAAGTTCTTTCCCAGTAGCGAACATGGTTTCGGGAGGAGACGCGGTGACAGTCCCTTCTCCGCCGTCCGATCCGGGCACTGGGTTCAGTGGACTGATCTTCGACGGAACTGACGACTTTGCATCCAGCGGACAGCATCCCCTCACGGACGGCACACTGATCTGTGTTGCTCGCACGCTGCGTTCCTATCCAAGTGACAGTGGAAGCTTCGCCTATCGCGGACTGTTGGCGAAAACATCAAGCGGAGCGACGGCGGGCATCGCCTATGCGCTCGAATGGAATGGCACGAACGCCTCGCGGGACTTGCGTCTGCTCATCGGCAACGGTTCCGCGCTCAATTCAGTGACGGCGAACTTGGACTGGCAGAGCCAGTTCCGCATGATTACGGGACGGTGGGGGTTCGACGGAACAGCGAACACATTGTCGCTGTGGGCGGGGACGACGAAGCTGAACGAATCAACCAAGACGCTCAGCGCCAACAGCTCCCTAGACACCCCTCTCAAGATCGGCCAGGTGTTTTCCACTTTGGCGAATTGCTGGGACGGCCACATCAGCTTTGCGGCAGTTTACAACCGCGCCCTGACGGATGGCGAGATCCGGCAGGCCTACCGCGCCTTGCGCGCGCTACTCGCACCGGTTACCTTCTGAACCCTACGGGCTGGGTAAAGCCCGGAAATCTAATCCAAGGAGCAATCCCTTGCCACAAGAAAATACTCAGGCCCCTGACGACTTCAACGATTACATTGCCGCGCGCAATGAAACGGGTGAGCCTGCGAAGAACGCGAATGAAGAACCATCCGAGGCCGAGGGCAAGGCTGGCGACGCAGAGCCTGATGCCGATGCCACGGCGGAAAGCGCCGGCGACCCGGAATCGCCGGATGACCAGGAGCAGGACGGAGAGAGCGACACCGGCGGCCAGCAACCGAAGCGCAAAAGCAGCTACCAGAAGCGCATCGACAAACTGACGCGCGACAAACGTGAACTCGAAGCACGTTTGGCGGCGATCGAGGATCGCGTGAACGGAAAGTCCGGCGGAAAAGCCGACGACCGATCGAGTGCGCCGCCGGCGAAGGCCGAACCGGCTGGCAAGCCGAAGGTTGACGACTTCGAGACCTACGAGGAGTTCACCGAAGCTCTGGCGGAATGGAAGATCGCGCAGCATCAGAGTAAGCAAACGGAGGCAAAGCAGGCGAGGGAGGCCGAACAGCAACGCAAGGCGGTGCTCGACCAATGGAACTCTCGCGCTGACGCCGTTCGAGAGAAACTCCCCGACTACGATGAGGTGCTCGAGAGCGCCGACGACGTGCCGCTTGCCGGCTACCTTCAGGAGGCGCTACTCGAATCCGAGATCGGGCCAGAGTTGGCTTACCACCTTGCCAAGAACCGGGCCGAGTTGGAGCGCCTTACAAAGCTCAGCCCCACATCGGCGGTGCGCGAATTAGGCAAGATCGAAGCTTCGCTCTCCAAGACCACTGCTCCCCAACCAAAGAAACAAATTTCAACCGCGCCCAAGCCCGTGACTCCCTTGAGTGGCGGTACAGCGGGATCCGCGCCCAGCATCTACGACGAAAGCCTGGGTGATGATTTTGCAGCCTACGAGAGAGTGCGGAGGGTGCAACTCAAGAGGGAATAGCAAGTGCCGAATACACTTCTCACGCCGCAGGTCATTACTCACGAACTCCTGCGGCGATTCAAAAACAACCTGGGATTCGCGGGTTCGATTCGTCATGAGTATGACGAACGCTTCGCGCAGAAGGGCGCCAAGATCGGCGATTCGCTGCAACTGCGGGTGCCGGTGAAATTCACGGCGACCAAGTCGGCGACACTCACCGAACAGGACGTCACAGAGACCTCGGTCACACTGACGCTCACCACTCAGGCGCATGTGGGATTCAGCTTCAGCTCGAAGGATCTCACTCTGACCATCGACCGGTTTGGCGAACGGTATCTCGACTCGGCCGCGGTCGCGCTGGCGAACGTGGTGGACGTCGACGGGCTTACCATGGCGTACCAATCGACATTCAACGCGGTGGGTACGCCAGGTACGGTTCCCAATGCGCTGAAGACCTACAATCTCGCTGGCGCAAAGCTCGACAACAATGGCGCGCCACTCGACGACATGCGTTCCGTTGTCTTTAACGCGGCCATGCAGGTCGAGATTGTCGATTCGTTAAAGGGCCTGTTCCAATCGACGCCACAAATCAAGCGGCAGTACGAAAAGGGCCGGATGGGCACGGCAGCAGGATTCGACTGGATTCTGGATCAGAACACCCGGACCCATCAGGTCGGCCCCCTGGGCGGGACGCCCCAGGTCAACGGCGCTTCACAGACGGGCGCCAACCTGGTCACTAACGGGTGGACCGCGTCGGCCGCGAACCGGTTAAAGAAGGGCGACATCTTCACGATCGCGAATGTGTTCGCCGTGAATCCAGTGTCCGGCGACACGCTTTCGGACCTCCAGCAGTTCGTCGTAACCGCGGATGTGAACTCCGATGGAAGCGGAAACGCGACGATTCCCATCTCCCCTTCGATCATCCCGACCGGAGCCTATAAGACGGTGAGCGCATCGCCCGCTAACGGTGCGGCGATCACCGTTCTGGGATCAGCCAATACACTGACGCCGCAGGGGCTCGCCTATCATCGGGATGCCTTCGCGATGGCGATGGCGCCACTTGAGATGCCGCAGGGCGTTCACATGGCGGCGCGGTCGATTGACAAGGAGAGCGGAATGAGCATTCGTTGCATCGGCGCATACGACATCGTGAACGACAAGTTCATTTACCGGTGCGACATTCTCTACGGCTGGGTGGCTGCGCGCCCGCAGTTCTCCTGCCGTATCGCGAGTTAAGCCGGCAGCAAGGTGGCGCGGGTGCCCCTGCCCGCGCCACCCACATGAAGGAGCAATCAATGTACATCGAGTATCCGAAGTGGCTGTATCACGCCGACGGGCGTAGTGTCGTGGTGAACGATCGCGAAGAAGAGGCGGCGCTTGGGGAGGGCTGGGCCGACACACCGGCTGCTTTCCCGGCGCGAGAGCCGAAGTCGAAGTGGACAAGGGTCAAGGGTAAGAAGCCGTGACTGCACAGGAACTGATCAACCAGGCGCTCCGTTCGATCGGCGCGCTTGCCTCCGGCGAAAGCCCTTCGACCGAAGAGTCGAACGACGCGCTCGCGGCGCTGAACCAACTCATCGCGAGTTGGTCTGCGCAGGCGCTGCCCATCTACCAGATCACGCGAACAACCCTGACACTGACCGGGGCCGCGAGCTACACGCTCGCGACGCGTCCGGTGAAGATCAAAGCGGCGGCGATCTCTACGACGGCGACCATGAGCATGCCGCTCAAGATCGCGACGCCGGCCGAGTGGGCGGAATACCTCGACAAGGCCAGCACCGCGGACTTTGGCGAGATGCTCTTCTATGAGGATGGCTATCCGCTCGGACGGATCCATATCGCGCCCATCCGCGCCGCCGGAGGCTCGCTCGAGCTGATGAGTGAGCGTGCAATCGGTCAGGGAACGATGACGGTTCGGGAACTGTTCTCACTGACCGGCGCGGCCAGTTACAGCATCGGTGTGGGTGGAAGCTTTTCGACCGAGCGGCCCGTGAGGATCACCGGCGCGGCCATCCAGGCCGGCAGCGTCATCACGCGAGACCTCACCCTGGTGACCGCCGAACAATGGGCAGCCTATCCAAAGAAGGGTGTGGCCGGCGCATTCGCGCAGGTGCTCTATCACGATGGAGGTTTCCCGACCGCGACAGTCTGGATTGCGCCAAAGCCCGCCAGTGGAACGCTCGAACTCTAT